GAAAGAAATTACCAAGAATATATAGGCTTAATTTAAGGAGGTGCAAAACATGAGAATTGAAATAATAGGATTCAAATCGATAAGCGCTAATAAGGCGGAGGTAACGTTCAAGACAGGAAAAAATGTATATACGATTCAGAAAAGACAGAGCAACTTTTCTTGCCTTTAAGTGAAATAGAATAAATCCAAATATTGAAAGAGAATAAATAGCGAGTTTTCGTGAAAGGAAGAGGAGGTGATTAATTGAGCCTATTTAGTAGATTTTTCAACAAGAATCCGTCTGTAACCCGTTTTCAGATGGTAACGGAAAAAGGAAACGGGTATTATGCATGGAATGGGAAATTGTATCATTCGGATATTGTACGTTCTTGCATAAGGCCAAAGGCGAGAGCGATAGGCAAGCTTGTAGCTAAGCATATACGAGATAACAAGCAAGAAGGTTTTAAAGTTAATCCAGAGCCATACATAAGGTTTTTGCTAGAGGATCCGAACCCGTATATGTCCGGACAGATGTTGCAAGAGAAATTAGCCACTCAGCTTGAGTTAAATAACAATGCGTTTGCTTATATACATCGAGATGATAACGGCTATCCTGTAGAATTATACCCGATACAGGCGCTAAACGCCGAAGCTATGTACGATAGAAGCGGGCTGTTGTATCTTAAGTTTGTCATGCAGAATGGGAAAATAGTTACTTTTCCATACAGCGATATAATTCATCTAAGGCAGGATTATAATGATAATGATATATTTGGTGAAAGCCCGGCGGCCGCCTTAGCCTCCCTAATGGAAGTAGTAAATACAACAGACCAGGGAATAGTAAAGGCAATAAAAAATTCTAATGTTATCCGCTGGTTATTGAAATTTACACAATCTTTAAGACCGGAGGATATAAAAAAGAATGTCGACCAATTTGTCGAAAACTATCTTTCTACTACTACGAGCAGTGTAGGCGCCGCAGGGACAGACGCAAAGGCAGACGTAACGCAGGTTACACCGCATGATTATGTACCAAATGCGGCACAGATAGACAGGACAACACAAAGAATTTATTCGTTTTTTAATGTGAATGACAAGATTATACAAAGCAAATATACCGAAGACGAATGGAACGCATATTTTGAGAGCGTCATTGAACCTTTGGCTACACAAATGGGGAATGAGTATACAAGAAAGTTGTTTACAAGACGCGAAAGAGGGTTTGGAAATCGTATTATCTTTGAAGCGTCCAGTCTCCAATATGCAAGTATGCAGACAAAACTTAATCTGCTACAGATGGTTGACAGGGGATCCATGACCCCGAATGAGTGGCGCGAAGTCTTGAACTTAGGGCCTATAGAAGGAGGGGATAAGCCAATCAGAAGGCTTGATACAGCGTTAGTAAAGGGAGGTGAAGACAACGAAGAAGATAAGCGTGAAGGGGGATATAGTGCCGAACAGTGATAAGTGGGTGTATGACTGGTTGGGGATTGATGCCGTAAGCCCGGGAGACGTAAATAAAGCATTAGCTGAAGCAAATGGTGAAGACATCGAAGTGGATATCAACTCCGGCGGGGGAGACATGTTTTCCGGATCTGAAATCTATACAGCCTTACGTAACTACAAAGGAAATAAAATAATAAGAATCGTCGGAGTAGCTGCATCCGCCGCGTCTGTAATTGCCATGGCAGGTGAAAGCGAGATAACGCCCACTGGATTGTTTATGATCCATAATGTTTCAATAGAATCTCAAGGCGATTATAGAGTGATGGACCATACGTCAGACGTTTTAAAAACAGCCAATCAGGCTGTGGCTAACGCTTATAAAGATAAGACGGGATTGTCTGATAAAGAATTATTGAGCTTGATGGATAGGGAAACATGGTGGAATGCAGAAGAGGCGGTCAAAAATAAATTTATCGATAAAGTGATGTTTGGCAAAGAACCGCAATTGCTAAACAGTGTTGGCGGGATCCCACATAGTACCATTGAAAAAATCAAGAACAGCGTTAGGAAACTGAGCGGTAAGAACAATGACCCGGCTTTTTTATTGCAGCAAGAACTTGACCTACTTAAATTGAAGGAGGAAATAACGAATGGATAAAAAGCAGTATTTGGATAAAAGAGGGAAGCTTGTAAATCAAGCGCAGAAGCTGATTGATGGTGGAAAGGCGAAAGAAGCAAAAGACGTAATGGAGGAAATTAAAAAGCTTGACACTGATTATAACGAAGCTGCAAAGGCACAAGCAAATTTGAAGTCTTTGGAAGACAGTAAGCCCATAGTTGACATCCAGAACTACAGCAGAAATGTGGAAGGAAAGGTGATTGACACAGTGGAAATCGGCAACATCGAAAAGCCAGATATGTATAATACGATAGAATACAGAAAGTCCTTTATGAATTACGTCCTGAATGGATCTCCTATACCGGGGAAATTTGTGAATGCGGACGCTAATACCAAAACATCCGATGTAGGATCCGTTATACCTACGACCATTTTGCAGAGGATAGTCGAAAAACTTGAATCTACAGGTATGATCCTTCCTCTGGTGACCAAGACCGGGTATCAGGGTGGCGTATCCGTACCTACTTCCAGTGCAAAGCCCGTCGCAACATGGACAGCAGAAGGCACTGGAAGCGACAAGCAGAAGAAGGCAACTGGAAGCGTTGTGTTTGCTTACTATAAGCTACGCTGCGCAGTCTCTGTGTCGTTTGAGGTTAGCGTCGTAACTCTTGGAATTTTTGAAACCACGATTATTAATAACATTGCAGAAGCGATGACCAAGGCACTTGAGCAGGCAATTATCTCTGGAACCGGCGTTGGCCAGCCCAAGGGCGTACTGGCAGAAACCGTTGCGGAAGGGCAGAACATTGATATCGCTGCAAGCAAGGAGCCTGACTATAAAACATTGGTAGATGCAGAAGCTGCTTTGCCATTGGCTTATGAAAACGGTGCGGTGTGGTGCATGACTAAGAAAACATTTATGAGTTTTGTTGGTATGGTTGATGGTAATGGGCAGCCGATTGCCAGAGTCAGTTATGGTATTTCAGGGCGTCCGGAAAGATCCCTGCTTGGCAGAACTGTTGTCTTAAACGACTATATGTCTAATGCCGTGCCGACGGCGGATACTGTTGTAGCTTTCCTGTTTAATTTCAGTGATTACCTGCTGAATCTTAATTATAATATGACCGTAAAGAGATATGAAGATAACGATACCGACGATCAGGTCACCAAGGCTATTTTGCTGGCCGATGGTAAGGTTATTGACAAAAACAGTCTTGTCACTGTTACCAAAAAGACGTCGGCTTAAGGAGGGGAGCAATCCCCTTTTTTGGAGGTGGTTGAATGATTGATGATGTCAGGGACGCATTAAGAGTATCCGGAACTGATTTAGATACCGAGATATCAGACCTGATAGATGCTGCCAAAGCTGACCTCGCATTAAGTGGAGTGCAAAAATCTAAGATTATTGATGAGGATCCTCTGATCAAAAGGGCTATTACGGTGTACTGTAAGGCCCATTTTGGGTATGAGGATCCTAATTTGTCCAGCCGATTTGCCGAGAGCTACGATAGCCTGAAGCATCATTTAACGCTATCGTCTGAGTATGGCTATGCCTATGACTGATAAGCGACAGAAGATACAGTTTTTAAAACGTGTGACCGGTCACGATAAATACGGTGAGCCATACGACACATGGGAGATTGTAAAGACGGTGTGGGCGAGCAAAGAACCTATTTTAGGCAATGAATACTTTGCATCACTTACTACTAATACGAAAGTCGAAGTAAAATTTAATTGCCGATATACTCCCGGAATTACAAACACTATGCGGATAAAACATGGCGATGAGATGTACGAGATCCTATCTGCTATAAACGTAAAGTCTCTAAACCGCGATCTACTCTGCTACTGTAAGTTGGTGGACGAATGAGTATATATTTTAGGGTAGATGGCATGGAGAAGCTTATAAAAAGCATTGAAGAACTCGGGAAAGTCCCACAAAAATATGTGACATCGGCATCACGAAAGGCAATGACTGCCGTGCAGAAGGTATCCAAAGAAAAGGCACCATATGAAACCGGAAATTTGAGAAAAGGAATCATCCTCAGGGGAGAGAAATCGCATAGCAAAGGGAAGAAAGTATATAGAATTATTTTCGACCCGAGGATGAATGATATTTTTCAGAAAAAAAGTGGTAAATATGGTGAAGTTAAGGGCTACTACCCGGTATCTCAAGAGTATGGTTATTTTTCGCGGAGTGGTAATTACATTCCGGGGTTTAGGTTTGTTCATAAAAGTTTTAAACAGAATACCCGGAACATTGAAAGCACCATTATTGGCACTATGCAGACGAAAATAGATGCAGAATTAAGAAAGGCAGGGCTGAAGTAATGGAAACGGCATTAAGGGCCGAACTAATACGGAGCGTCCCGGAGCTTGAAAATAGCGTGTATCCTACGAATGCGCCAGAAGAATCTACGAAGCCCTATCTTGTATATGCACGCATCAGCACAGATCTTGGAAAAACGATGGAAGGGTATAACGAGGGTGGAAGCTACGATTATATGTTTAGCTGCATTGCAAAACGATATAGGGATATGAAAAGCCTTACTGATAAAGTAACGGATTTTTTAAAATCCTTGCCAAAACATTATATAGCAGAAGAGGAAGAAACCGCATTTGTGGAAGACATTGTAATTAACAATATATCTTTTACGTGGGAACCAGAGCTAAAAGTTAACAGAGGGATAATAGACTTTACAATATATGTATGAAAGGATGAGGGGAATGGCAAATAAAGCAACAAGAGCCGTGGGGACGGTTATAAAAAAAGGTGAAGACACAATCGGCAGTCTTACATCCATTGGTGGAATCGAAATAACTGTTGATAGCATGGATGTTACCACTCTCGACAGCGATGGCGGATATAAAGAGTCTTTGGGCACTTTTAAGGATGGCGGCGAAGTACCACTGGAAGGCTTTTTTGTTGCCGACGATGGGGGGCAGATGGCATTACAGTCCTCCCTTGATAGCGGGTTGGCGGAGGCATACACGATTGAGTTTCCAACAATACCGGCTGCTACCTGGACTTTTAAGGGAGTCGTAACCAGCTTTAAAGTTGGAGATGTAGAGCTCGATGGGGCAATTAATTTTGGAGCAACCATTAAGGTATCTGGTAAGCCAGTGCTGACAGCAGGGACCGGAGGAGGGGTATAACCCTCCCCCTAGGAGGTAAGCATGAGTCAAACAAAAATGTTGTTACATGGGTTAATAGAAGAAAACGAATTTGTCTCTGCGAATATAAAAGCCGAAAAAAAAGATGCGGTAAGTTTAATCCACCTTAAGATTATTTTGAAACCACTCGATAAAGAAGAACCGGAAGACGAATATCAAACGCTTTAAGGAGGGCAAATATGAAAGTACCTATTCAGCTTGACAAACCGCGAA